GGCCGAACAACTGATCGGCTGGCGTCTCGAGGATAGCGGCGGCCGACCGTGCCTGACCCAGCTACGGTTGCGCGAGAGCGTCACCGAGGCCGATGGCGCCTTCGGCGACCGTCAGGTCGAGCGGGTGCGGGTGCTGGAACCGGGCTCCTGGACCCTGTGGCAGCAGGACGAGGACGGCAGTTGGATGGTGGTCGACAACGGCCTTACCAGCCTGGACGTGATCCCGCTGGTCACCGTCTACACCCACCGATGCGGCGTGCTGGAGGCGGAACCGCCGCTGGAGGATCTGGCCTGGCTCAATCTGGAGCACTGGCAGATCCGCTCTGACCAGCGCAACGCCCTGAACGTCACCTCGTTCCCCATCCTTGCCGCCGCCGGCTGGAACAAGGACGACGGTCAGGTCGAGTTCGGCCCCAACAAGTTCCTGACCACCGCCGACCCCCAGGGCAAGTTCTATTACGTGGAATCCGGCGGCGCCCATCTGGCCGCCGGCCGCGCCGAACTGGAGTCGCTGGAAGAGGCGATGCGGCTGTTCGGCCTGCAATTCGAACTGGCCTCGGCCCCCACCGCCACCGGCCGCATCATCGACGCCGCCGAGGGCGCCGCGCCACTGCAAGCCTGGGCCCTCGGCCTCGCCGACGCCATCGAGGAAATGCTGATGTATTTCGCCCGCTGGGAGGGCCTGACCGATGGCGGCTCGGTGACCTTGGGCAGCGACGTGGTGCCCAGCGACAGCGGCGATCTCGACACACTGGTCAAGGCTCGCGCCGCTGGCGACATTACCAAGGTAGCCTTCATCGCGGAATTGCGGCGGCGAGGGGTGCTCGGCAAGGCGTGATCCGGTCCTGGGGACGGGGTGGTTTCTCGCCCCGCCCCGTTAAATCATAGAGTGACGCGTCGCGAAGGAATATTTCGTATTAGCTGTGGAATTCTGCGAGAAAATGTAGCAGGTTGTTGGAGTGGGGATGGACGACTCGCGCGACCAAGCGGCGATCCAGCTTGGCATCAATCCATGATTCAAATACGGCGAGAGCCTGGGCCTTGACACCCTGGTAGCAGTTGTGCGAGATCAGGCCGTCGCCACATCCACATTTGAGTGCGACTGTCTGGCGAAATAATCTCCATGACTGTGAAAATGTTCTTCCGTAATCTCGCCATCGCTGTCCTTATCGTCTTGTCCCCGTTTCTCTTATTCTTGCTGGTGGTGATCGTCGATCATGCTTATTCGTCTCCGCCGCCATCGGATGATGAGATGATCGCGGTGCTGAGCGAACGCCGCGCTACTTTTGACGCATTGATCGCCAAGGTCAGCGAAAGCAATACCACGGGGTATATATCCATTTACAAGCGCCGCGGCGAAATGAAGAATTCAGATTCCTGGGCCGCGGAGATGCGCGGCCTGATGCGGGTAGCGGGAGTCAATAAGATATTCTATCACGGTCCAGGTCTTGTCATCAAGTTGATCTATTCCAGCCGCCCCATGAGGTGATCGACCTGCACCGCGATGACGTTGCCGATGTCGCACGCGCCGCGCTGTGTTACGACGACCGCCGCGCCGACCTTCGGTCCCTGTGCCACCTGAATCCGTGGGTCAATGACCTGGACGTGCTCAACCGATATGACAATACCGACTCGGACTGGGAGGCAGAGCGGCCGATTGATGATCATTGGTCGCTATGGATGTGGCATAGCCGATAGGATACGGCTCCGCCTATGACCGACGAGCGCAGCAGGGTGACATGAGACGGATTCCAGACATGGCGGGACGGGCAGCCATGGGTTTGGCTTATCTTGTCTTTTTCATCGTCGCCGCACACGCGGTGATTTTCAGAAAGCCGCTGTTGATTCTCGCTTTTGTTATTACGATTGCTTTGATCACTTTCGCAATGCTCTCCGAGCCGCTCAGCGACTCTGACATGATCGCGCATTTCACGGCGCACCGCGCCGACTTCGAGGCTTTGGTGAAATATGTCCGTCAGAACGGCGGGGCTTGCACGCGGCGCACGGAGCGATGCCGAAACCATCCCATCAGCCGTCTGATGTCCGAGGCGGGGGTTGATGAGATAAGATACAAGGGCCCCAAGTCTCGCATCGAATTCATCCCGTCCGGGCGTGTGAAAGGATCAAGAACAAAAATGTTCGTGTATTCTCCCGATCCGGTTTCCCCCGCGCCCGCCGTGATCGACCTTCATCGCGATGATGTGGACGAGATAGCGCCAGCGTTGCTTTGCCGCCCTGTTCGTGAGGAACTACGGTCGTTGTGTGATTGGTATCCGCGTGTAAACGATCTTGATGTGCTGTTGCGCTATGATGGCGGGAAATTTTGGGAGGCCGAGCGCCCGCTCGACGACCACTGGTCGCTTTATTTGCTGGTTATCCGGTGATTTGCGTCATCCTCGTAAAGTGCTGCTGGAAAGGCCGCATCCATGTTGACGTTTGACTGTGATTGTCCTGCCAACCTGTCGCCATGATCATGGATCCGGGGACCGTTTTTCGCAGCCTTCGCGCTGGAGCCCGAATTCTCGGCCTCGTCATCCTCGTCAATGTCGCGGTGGCCCTCTTTGCCCCAGCGTCGGCGATCCTGTTGATCCTTGTACTGACGCTGTTGTCTTCCTTGCCCCCGGCATCGGATGACGAAATGATCGCTCTGCTGACCGAGCGGCGCCCGGCCTTTGAAGCTCTGGTGCGGCGGGCACAAGGCGAGGTGGCCACCGATGGCAGCGCAACGGGGAATTACACCGAGGACATGCGGCGACTGAGCGACGCGACCGGCGGCTTCACTATAGGCCGTGTGGAAACGGATTGGTTTGAACTCCACTCTCGCGGCGGGCTGAGCGGTCGCGAATGGAAAGTTTTCATCTACTATTTCACCCCGGTTCGGCCGCTCCCCATGGCTGTCGATCTCCACGGCGACGACGCGGCGGATGTCGCCCGCGCCCTGCTGTTAACCACCATGCCACGCGTCAACGACCTGGATGTGTTGCGGCGCTATAGCGACTTTGACGCCATCTGGGAGGCTGAACGGCCCATTGATGAGCATTGGTCGCTACGTCTCACGCACATCCGGTAGAACGGCAGCCGAAGCCACGTCACCGCCGCTTGATCTTGTCCAGCGTATCCAGTTGGGCGGCGATCTGCTCGGGGGTGATGGGGAGGATTTCCTGGTGGCCGATCTTGCTGGAGAGCCGCACGCGATAGCCGACGGCGCGGCGCTCACGCAGGGTCGCCTCGTCCAGTTCGACACCGACCAGTTCCAGCTTGATTTTCCGGTTGTAGGCGGTGCTGCGGTACAGCGGATCGACTGGCAGCGAGCGGGCAGTGTCGTCGGCTGCGCCGTCATAGGTGCGGCGCATGCCCTGGTAGACGTCCTGCACCACCAGCGTATGCCGCACCGCGCCGCTGCGTTTGTCGATGCGAGTTTCGAGGAAATAGCGCTCCTCCTGATAGGGGTAGCGGTTGGGAATGGCCTTCTCGATACCGAGAATGGCGATGTCGGTATCGAACTCACTGGCCTCAACCAACGCCGTGCTCCGCAGATTGAAGCGACCGCCGGCACATGCCGTGAGCGCAGCCACCAGCAGCAGGGAAAAAAATATTCGCATGGCTCCTCCTTTTCGGGAGAAGCATACGATGATGTGTAGGCTGTTGCCAAGGGCAACTGCCGATACGCTCTCGCATTCCGGGTCAGGCGGCTCTTGACCTACCTGAATATTGAAGATTGAGGGCACGCCGCCGTCCCGAACTCCGCCTGCTCTCATCCCACAGTCAGGAGCATGCCATGTCAGACTCGGAAAATGTCGAAATCGGCATCCTGGTGGACGTCTCCCAGGTCGCTGCCGCGGCGGATGCCGTGCAGGGATTGGGGGACGCCGGCGCGCAAGCGGCGGTGTCGGTAACGAGCCTCACCGCCTCCTCCGACTCCGGCGCCTCGGCCCTCTCGGTGCTGACCACCCAGGCCAGATCGACCGCGGACTCGATCGGCGGCAGTGCCGTCGCGTCGGCGAAGGAGACGGAGAGTATGCTCAATGCTGCCGACAAGGCCGTGTCGTCGCTCTCCAAATCGGCCAGCAGCGCCTTGTCGTCGGCGCTCAAGAGTGTGGTGATCGACGGAACGTCGTTCAGCGACGCGGCCGCCACCCTGTCGAGCAAGCTGGCCAGCTCGGCGCTGAACACGGTGTCCAGCAAGATGCTCGACTCCTTGTTGAACAGCCTGATGGGCAGCGCCACCGCGTCGTCGGGATCAAGCGGCTGGCTGAGCAGCCTGTTCGGCTTCGCCAACGGTGGCGTGATGACGGCGGGCGGGCCGGTGGACCTGAGATCCTATGCCGACGGCGGCATCGCCAACGAACCGCAACTGGCCCTGTTCGGCGAGGGCGCCTCGTCCGAGGCTTTTGTGCCGCTGCCCGACGGCCGCAGCATCCCGGTGACCTTGCAGGGCGGGGGCGGCGGTGGCCCCGCCGTCAACATTCAGATGACCGTCGCCGCCCAGGACGCCGCCAGCTTCCGCCGCTCGGAAGGCCAGATCGGCGCCACGGTGGCGGCCAAGCTGCAACGCTATATGCAACGCTACGGGTGAGCCTGATGACCGTGTTCGACATCGACACCACGGCCCTGAGCGAGGCCGGCGCCTGGTGCCCGTTGCGCCATCCCGCCTCCGGCCAGCCGCTGACCAGCGACGGCGAGCCGGTGCGGGTGCGCCTCGCCGGACCGGACGGCGCAAGGTTTCGCACCGCCCGCCGCCAGGTGCGCGACGCCTTGCTGGAGCGCCTGACCATTGCGCGCGATCGCGGCGATGCCGCCGCCTTGGCCCAGCTGGAGGCAGAGGCGGAAATCGAGATGGCCGCTGCCTTGACCCTGGACTGGGAGAATGTGCGGCTGCCCAGTGGCGAGCACTTCGCCTGCTCGCCCGACAACGCCCGCCGGCTGTATCGCGACTTGCCCTGGCTGCTTGCTCAGGTGGGAGGCTTCGCGGCCGAGCGGGCAAATTTCATCACGGCCTCCGGGACCGGCTGACACTCAGCCTGGTCGCCCATGCCCGCGCCCGGTTCCGCCTCGCCCGGCGGACCGAGGATGGCGCTTGCGTGCTCGACCACCTGGAGGCCCTCGCCCGCCGCACCGGCCGCCGTCCCGCCCTGCTGGATGTCCCGCCGCTGCCCCCCGAAACCGAGCATCTGTGGTCCTGGTTCATCGCCCTGCACCCCAGCCGCCCACCCGACCGACCTTTGAGCTTTCCCGAGATCGACGCCTGGGCCCGCCTGACCGGCGAGACGCCCGCCCCTTGGGAGGTGGCGGCGCTACGCGCGGTCGACCGGGCGTGGCTCGACGAAATGCGGCAACGCTAGGCTGTGATGCAGTAAATCTGCATCACAGCCTAGCTTATGCCTGCCCTCGCCGGGCGCGCTCCGCGCTTGGCCGCCGCCGCAATGGCGGCTGGGGCGTTTTCCAACCTGATCGGAAAACGCTCTAACGTAAAGCGCTGCCGTTCCCCATCCGACCGGACTCGCTGCCCCCCGCCCCGTGCGGGGGAGCGGTGCCGCACGGATATCGCCCAACCGAAAGGAAAACAACGCCATGAGCTGCGTCTGCACTTCGAGTGAACCCGCCAAAGACCTGACCGGCAGCTTCACCGCCGCCAGCCAGGGCGCCGCGGTCGATTTCACCGGCCGCTTCAACATCACCCTGTGGGGCAGTTTCGTCGCCACCGTGCGGATCGAGCGCTCGTTCGACGGCACCATCTGGCACCCCTGCACCTTCAGCGACGGCTCGGCCAACGCCTGGACCGCGCCCCTGTCCATCACCGCTGACGAGCCGGAGGCCGGCGTGCGCTATCGCCTGGTCTGCGTCTCCCACACCAGCGGCACCGTCAACTATCGGGTGAGCCAATGAGTATCTTCAAGGAAGGGCGCGCCGGTACGGCGACGGGCGGCCAGACCTATACCCCGTTCACTGGTGATGCCGGTAGCGGTGGCCTGTCCGGCCTGGTGCCCGCACCGGCAGCCGGCGACGGCCTGGCCGGCAAGTATCTGGGTGCCGACGGCGTGTGGTCCGTCCCGGTCGGCGGTGGGGGTGGCGGCAGCAGCGATTCGACGCTGCTCAGCCGGATCAGCGCCCTCGAATACAATATCGCCGTCAACACCCTGCGCGATCTGGTCAAGGACGGCTGGCTCGGCCCGCAGGCGATGACCTATGGCTATGCCGACGAGTTCACCGACGAGACCGGCATTGATGTGGCTGCATCAACCAATGCCATCCACGATGGCACCAGTTCGTCCTACAGCAGTGGCAGCCTCGGCGCGGGAAACAGTTCCTCGGCGCTGTGGCAGGGCTCCACGGCCAATTACAGCTTCACCGGGGCAGATATCGGAAAGGTGTCACAAGGATACAATTCCATCCGATCCGTGTACACCGCGAGCAGCGATTTCAGCATAACGTTCACCCCCAACGCAGTATCCGGGAATTACAACTCTTGGTTTGGCGTATACTCTTCAGCTGAAGACGCCACGTTTGCCCAGGACAGCAGCGTCGGCGGTCTTTCGTCAATGACCAATTCCTGGTGGATGGTCTTCAACAGCTCAAACTATACCCGCATGATCGGAAATACGTCCGTTAGCACGGTCACTGCCAACAACGGAACTCCGATTACCATCTCGCGCACGGGAACGACCGTGACGTTCAAATCGGGGTCCACGACTTTGTGGACAGTCACGACCTCCGCCACACTGCGGATCGTGCTCGGCCTTTACATCACCGCCGCAAACTTGACCTCGGTCTCATATGCCGGCCTGGAGACATCCACTTCTCCCAGCATGACCCTACAGTCCGTCGCCATGACCGCCCAGGCGGCGCCGACGGAAATCCGCAACGTCCTGGTGGTCGAACCCATCGACCCCATCACCCCGAATACCGACCTGATGCTGTCGGTGTCCAACGACGATGGCACGACCTGGACTCCGGCGATGCTGGCCCTGGCCGACAAGTTCGACGCGACCAGGAACATCTACGTCGCCAAGACCACGGTGGCCGCGGCGGGTACTGCGGTGAAGTGGAAAGTCACCACCGCCAACACCAAGCAACTGAAAATCCACGGTATCTGGACGCAATGGAGGTGAGCATGCCCTTTCCCATCGAACCGGGCGTGATGCCCGTGCAGCAGCCGGTTCCGCCGCCCCAGGGCGCGTAATACGGCGATCCGACCGATCCAGTAGGCCGACTGACCCGACTCGTGCCGTTTGCCTGCTTTCGGGCGGGCAAACGGCTTTTTTTGCCCCGATCCCCACGGAGAACCCATGTTCGACTTCCCCCCCAGCGTCGCGTCGGCGGACGCGGTGCCGGAGACTTATCGCCCGCTCTATGCCGAGAAGGACGGCGCTTTCGTGCTCGACGAGACCCTGGCCAGGAAGCTGGACGTTTCCGGCCTGGTCTCGGCGCTCGACAAGGAACGCAAGACCGTCAAGGACAGCGAGCGCCAGCTCAAAGCCTGGGCTGCGCTGGGTGCCTCGCCCGACGAGGTGGCGCAGCGGCTGGGCGGCGGTGATCCTCGCCTTGCGGCCAAGGATGCCGAACTCGCCAAGATCCGCGGCACCCTGGAACGCCAACTGGTCGACGCCGCCGCCAGCGCCGAGGTTGCCGCCCTGCGGGGCTCGCCGGCCCTGCTGCTGCCGCATCTGCGCGCCGCCCTGACGGTGGCCGAGGATGAGGCCGGCAATTTCGTCGTCCGTGTCGTCGATGCCGACGGCACGCCGCGCCGGGACGAGCGCGGCGGCTACCTGACAGCCAAGGATCTGGTCGCAGAACTGCGCCGATCCGAAGATTTCGCCCGCGCCTTCGACGGTGTGGGTGTCAGCGGCGGCGGGATGCCGCCCAGTGGTGCCGCCGGCGGGATGCCGGGCGCCTTCGCGCTGACCCGCGAGCAGGCCAAAGACCCGGCCACCTATCGCCGCGCCCGCTCCGAGGCTGCCCGTCTGGGCCAGCGCATCGCCATCGTGGAGTAAGACGAGGCGCCATTGCCTCGCTGTTCCGCATCCCCCCTCCGCATCTCGGAGATGCCAGATCATGACCAACGCGTTGTCCGTTTACGATCCCATTTTCTATGCCCAGGAAGGCCTGTTGCAGCTCGAAAAGGCGCTGGGCATGGCCGGCCGCGTCCATCGCGGCTACGACAAGGCGCCGCAGCAGAAGGGCGCCACCATCTCGATCCGCAGCCCCGGCAATTTCACGGCGCAGGACGCGCCGTCGACCGCCCAGGATATTGATGCCGGCGAGGTGCAGATCCGCCTGTCCAACTGGAAGGAGGTCAAGTTCGCGCTGAACGACAAGGAACTCGCCGCCGCCGGTGAGGTCATCATCGCCGAGCACATCCGCCCCGCCGCCGTCGCCCTGGCCGATTCCATCGACCAGTCGCTGTGTGCGCTCTATGCCGACGTGCCGTGGTATCACGACGTCGCCGCCACCGCCGGTGTCGCCGACATCATCAGCGTGCGCCGCGCCATGTTCGACAACAAGGTGCCGCTGCGTGATCCGGCCATGCTGCATTGGATGCTGGATGGCGACATGGAGGCCGATCTGCTCGGCCAGTCGGCGTTCACGCAGTGGCAGGGCTCCGGTGCCGTCGGTGCCGAGGCGCAGGTCTCGGGCGTGCTCGGCCAGCGCTTCGGCTTCAACTTCTTCGCCAATCAGAACGTCCAGAGCCACGCCGCCGGCACCCTGTCCAATACGGCGCCGCTGTTGCAGGGGGCCCATGCCAAGGGCGCGACCAGCGTGACGCTGGATGCCGCCACCCTGACCGGTACCCTGAAAAAGGGCGACAGCCTGGTCATCACCGGCCACGACCAGCGTTACGCCGTGACGGCGGACGCCACCGCGTCGGGCAATGCCATCACCGTGTCGGTCACTCCGGCGCTGGTACAGGCCTATGCCAACGATGTCCCGGTCACCGTCAGTCTGGACGACCACGCCGCTTCGCTGGCCTTCCACCGCAACGCCTTCGCTCTGGCCATGGCGCCGCTGTCGGAACTCGGCAACCAACTGGGCGCCCGCATCGCTACCGTGACCGATCCGATCACCGGCCTGGCCCTGCGCTCGCGCCTGTTCTACGACGGCAACAACTCGAAGGTGTTCGTTGCCCTGGATGCCCTGTGGGGAGTCACCACCCTGGACGGCAATCTGGCGGTGCGGGCGCGCAACTGACCTTGAATGCGGACGGCTGTTTGGCTATCTTAGGAGGGCAGGTACCGAGGAGTTCTCCCCGATACCCGCCTGCTTAGGTAATACGCAGGGCGATAAGGAGTACCATCCTTATCGCCCTAAATTTTACCCGCAGGGTGAAGCGCAGCTTACGCATGGCTTTACCCTCCTTGGTGTGGCGCGACGGCGGATCCCGCCACCGGACCACGGCGTCACCATACAACAGTCTTCAGTCATTGGTCGATGGCATCTGTATCGGACCGCCGCGATGCGTGCTATCTGATGGCCTTGCGGATCGGGAGCGACCGCCATATAATTGGAGGGCAGGTACCGAGGAGTTCTCCCCGATACCCGCCTGCTTAGGTAATACGCAGGGCGATAAGGAGTACCATCCTTATCGCCCTAAATTTTACCCGCAG